AACCCAGAAGTAATAAAGGCATCCCCGCTATCAGTAATAGTATCTGGGTTACTATTAACAAAGGCAATCGTAGAAGAAGTTAATGAAGCCGTTGGAATAGATAAATCTTTTCTCTTTAGAGACACATTTTCCGCACCATCTTCAATCCAAACAATATTTCCATCCCATAAATTAATCATATTGCTAATAGCATAAGTGTTGGAAACAAAATTTAAAGCTTTTACCCAAGAATTTGTAATAAAATCAAATATATAGGCATCACCACTAGACCCACCAGCATTATAAGAAGAAATGACGGCTATTTGCCTTAACTCGGGGAAATAAGCGACAGTAGATTGGTCGGTAAAAAATCCATCCCAAGTATCACGACTTATTGACCTCATAGCGCTTTTCTCAAGCAAATTCATAATATTGTTACCATTATAAAAGAAACAACCATGTTTATTCGCCCACACAATACCAATTTCAGTTTTGGCAACTGCCCCTTGATGAGAAACGCCCCTAAAATGATGAGTAGCCTCAAGCACATCATTCACTCCAGCTATATTTAAGATATATAAGGTTCTCTCTTTAAATTCTAACAACCTATCTCCAAAAGCAATTAAAGCAGTAATTGACTCACCATCATTAACTGTGGCATCTATAGCATTTTCTATAGGAAAAATATCAAATTTATTTACAGGACTTTTTATAATCCTATCACCAAAAACCCTCTCGGTTCCAAGCTCGTCCTTTATCTTAACATTCCCAATATACATCCTACGATTAGCAAGAACCGCAGTTTTATATCTAGCCGTTAAAGATTGTGTCTCCTGCGAATATCCTGTATTACCATCATATGTCATAACGGGTAAATCTGCACTAATATCACCAGAAAGAGAGAATAAATATCCACTATTTATGGTGCTATAAGCGCCGGAATGCTTCAAAGCGTCTCCTAATCTGAACACTTCTCCAGATTTTAAATCAGCAACTCCGTGTAATAACCATTCTAAGTCTGTTTCTTTTTTCATATAAACATTAATCCCAGTCATCCGCTGATTCCATTTCCTGTCGTATTGAAAACCAATATTCATATAAGGGGCTTTAGTTAATGTAACGGTTTTAGCACCAGTATCAACATCCGATAATTCTCTAACTAAAGACTCTTGATTGCCGTCATAGGTATAAGAAACCCCAACATTCCAATTTGCAGCATAATCAGTTGATTCAGTAGCAGAATCTCCAATTACAATAGATACCGCATCAGTTTGACCATTATAAACTTCATCTCCAATCCCACCACCTCCACCAACTATTGTTATGGAATCTATTGCTATAGTAGCCCCTGAAGCGTTGGAGCTAATAACTCGTAAGCTTACCAAAACATCGTTCACATTAATCGCAAGTTCACTTCCCCAACTAAATGAAACCTCATCCACTGGTTGCCATTCTGCAGTTGGAAATCCAACCCCGGATAGCGTAACAGATTTATATTGATAACCCGTATCCCCAGTTTGCCAAGTGGTGGTAGTATTTTTTTGTCCAATCCGAACAACAGCATTAACAACCCAATCTTCATCCATATCAAAACCAGATATTTTAACTCGAACAGTCGCGCTAGAAACATAATTTCCGGTAAACTCCATCGTTGCCTTAGAATAAGAAACACCTGTGTCGTTACTATGAATCGCATTTGTAGGGCTAGTATAACCAGTATCCGCATTAGGTGTTGCAGTCCTGTCCGTAGCGTCAGTATATAAAACTTCAAAGGCCGATAAGGCCGTCCCAGACTTCAAAGTACATGATACAGGCGGAGTCTCAGGCTCTGAGTCCTGTAAAATCCAACCGTCTATAATATGCTGATATGTAGAAGAATATCCTTCAAATAATGTCCTATTTATATATCCATACCATTTATTCTTATTATTTGCTACATAATTTGTTGTAAAGGCAGAATCGCAAACGCGAAGCACACCATCTACACAGTAATATTTTGGTATAATATTTGTATTTGTATTAAACTCTACAATAGGCGCAAACGAATTACCGCTATTCCTTGACTTTATAAATATTCCTCCGCCAGATGCTTTTTGCCTTGGGATGCAAAGATAATCGTCACCACTTTCAGTGACTGCAGTTGATTCAGACATCGCATAAACCTTATAAACATCATCAGTATCAAAATCCTCAGAACCTGATAATGTAGTAATAAGCATACCAGCACTACCACTATCTGCAGTATCTATTATTTGCCCAAACTTATCATTCGTCGAATTGTATATATACGCACCATTTAACTCATCGGCAATAAACCTGTTGGAAGTATCTACTGCGTTGGCGGAATCATTACTTGCAGTATGTTTCCCAGTAGTCTTTATCTGACCTCCACGCCAATCAGAACTAAAAACGAAAAGACCGTCTCCATTTATAAGTTCTGCATCCTCGATAGTCATTCTGGCTCCTGCAGATAAGAGAGGATTACCGCCATCAGCAGTAAAAACATTAGTAGTAGAATAAAGAAGCGGTGTAATCATACCAATAGTATCAACGCGACCATTTATAATCGAGACTACTTCATTATCTGCAATATCTCTTGAATTAGCATGGTTGTTAGTCCCGCCATCAAATCTTTGTAATTTATAAACTTGTTTAGGCATTAGTTCGCCATAATAATTTGTAACTGTTCTTTATAATCTGCGCTTAATCGAGCATACTGGTCTTGATACCATTGGTACTCAGAATTGTATTTTTGTAAATCAGCACCATACTTTTGCACATCTGCGTTAAATTTTTCAACAATACGCGCATAATCCGAATTATACTTCTCAAAATTCTGAGTCCATTCCTCAGCAGTCCATTTTTGAATAGCAGAAGCAACCTCCGCTTGATAAGCTCCAATTTGACCATTGTATTTTTGTAAAGTCTGAGCATCGCCCTCTGAACTCAACTGAGCATTTTGAATAGATATTTGTAATTGAGCCTGATATTCAGCCGACTCTTTATTAAAGTCATTTAACTCGTTTTGAATATCTACTGAATACTGCTCTAGGTTTATCTTATTTTGAATATTCCATTCTGATACTTGCCCTTGATTTCCCTGAACCACCTTAGTCACTTCAGCTTGATAGGAACCTAATTCATTTTGATATTTTTGTATTAATTGACTATCGTCCTCTGAGTTTAACTGGGCGTTCTGTATCGAAACTTGAAGTTCTGCCTGATATATTACATTTTCTTTATTAAACTCATTTAATTCGTTCTGAACATCTGTAGAATACTGCTGAAGTTTTAACGTATTTTGAATATTCCACTCAGATATTTGCCCTCCATTGCCTTCGACTACTTTAGTTACTTCAGCCTGATAAGAGCCTAATTCATTTTGATATTTTTGTATTAATTGACCATCATCTGTCGAATCTAATTGAGCATTTTGTATGGAAATCTGAAGTTGCGCCTCATATATTGCATTTTCTTTATTAAACTCATTTAACTCGTTCTGAATATCAGAACCGTATTGCTGTAATTTTAAATTATTTTGAGCCTGCCATTCACTAGCCTGCCCCTGATTACCCTGCACAACTTTACCAACTTCAGATTGATAAGACGAAACCTGATTCTGGTACTTCTGAAGTATTTGTGCATCATCACTTCCCTCTTGCTGGGCGTTTTGAATAGACACTTGTAATTGAGCCTGATATTCCACATTCTCTTTATTAAATAAATTTAGTGCGTTTTGTATATCTGAAGAGTATCCCTGAAGCCTGTTATTATATTTAGTCTGCCATTCTTGGAATTTCTTATTGTATTCTTCTGCTGTCCAGCGCTGTACCTCTTTATTAACCTGCGCTTGATAATTACCAATATCATTCTGAAATTTCGACAGCTTAGCTCCGTATTCCTGTTGCTCTTTAGATAGCTTTAAATTAGCCTCCCCCTGATTTTCTTGAGCTTTTATCTCAGCATTTTTAATTGCTTCTTGAACTGTCGTTTGATAAATCGCATTTTCTTTATTAAACTCATTTAATTCGTTCTGAATATCAGCTTGATACTGCCCAAGTTCTTGAGACAATCTACCAATCTGTACCTGAGCCAATTCAGGGTCTTCGTTTGTTTCTAAAAATGTTTCTAATTGACCAATATCAAAAGATTGTACTGGTTTTGCATATGTGGGAGCTGTTCCTAAAGAACCGACTGTACCATCAACAATATCTGGCGTTGTAAAAGATGGTTCTACCGGCGCATTTGGAACACCGGGTAACGTCATACCATTTATTGTTGGAAATCCCGGCTCAGAAAATACTGGCTTAACGTAGGTCGGGGCAGTTTGACTAAAACTTATTGTAGTTGTCTGTAAAACGGGTGCAACTGGGGGTGTTGGGAAACCCCATGTTAATGTTGGGAAAGTAGTTAAAGAAATTACTGGCTTTGCATAAGTAGGAGCAGTTTGGGAAAAACTAACCGTACTAGATGTTAAAGTCGGAACAACAGGAACGCTTGGGAATGTCCACGTTAGCGTTGGAAAGTTTGTGAAAGACAATACTGGCTTTGCATAAGTTGGCGCAGTTTGGCTAAAGCTAACTGTGCTAGACGTTAAGACCGGAACAGGTGGGACACTAGGTAAAGCCCATGTTATTGAAGGAAAACTTGTCAAGGACAACACTGGCTTCGTGTACGCGGGCGCAGTAGTGCTAAATGAAACAGAATTACTACTTATTGATGGAGCAGTAGGTACACTCGGTAACGTCAAAGAGCCAACGCTTCCCATAGTTGGAGCAACAAAAGTAGGGTTTATCCCACTAAAATTATCTTTTACTCTCGCCATTAAATATTGTAAAGCTTTTGTAGCCGCCCCTACAACAACAAGATTCTCATATTCATTTGGGAAAGTTGCCAACCCTGAACCTACTGAGGCTGAAGTGCAATCTATTGTTGTTGGATATAATACTGTAGTGACCTTCATAGAATTTGGAGAATTTTCAGGAGCTGGATAAACCCAGACGTTCCCATTCTTAAATAAATAAACAGGGTTTGTTACGCTGGGATAAAACATGCTCCCAGAATCCTGTACCTTATCTTCATATTCTACCGATATTTCTGTGCAATTAGCATAAACTCCGTCAGAACCTGTCTCTCTTTGCACTTTTAGCACCTTAGCTTCACCAATATCGTAAGCTTGAGAGGTAATTTCTGCGCTTGTTTCAGAAACGCTAAAAACCTTAGTGGGTGGTAATGCTTTTATAATCTCTTTGGCGGTAGAAACTATAGAATCGTTTAAAAAAGTATCGTCGCCTACAACTCCGACTAAATCTTCTATTTCTGTTTTAAAAACACTCATTATAAGAAATCCTGTAATGGCAATGGGATAATGTCTGGTTTTGCTTCCCTTGTATTAATTGTTTGAATATACTCCTGCTCAATTTGTCGAGCCAAACCGCGATGACCAGACGCTAATTTCATTTGACCATCTAATGCTAAGAAATGCCCAAGCGCATAATGAAGAGCAGACGGTATTAACTGGTCTGGCAAATCAATATAACTATCCAAATCAGTATAAGCTACCGGACTAGCATAATAAGACACCTTTAATGTCTTTCCTGCCTCCGTATTTTTAGTAAAAATTATTTGGCGAGCAATCGACCTTACCAATTCTTCTGGCCCAGTTACTGTTTCTTTATAAAAGAACCCTATATTATCAACCAGTGACTCATCTAAATTCTCGGTATATCGTTTCTCGCTGACAAAAGGAACAAGTTTTGTATCCAGTTGAACCTTGTATATCCTTGATGTTACATCTGTATTTGTAAATGTATAAGAGTTTGTGGCGGTTGTGGTAAAGCTTTCAGAATTTTTCTTTTTGTCAGCACGCAGTCCCACCTCCTGCACTTTAGCATTAAAAAATTCCTTTTTCGCACCCTCTAAAGGTGGAAATCCTAGCTCAGCCTTAATAAGACCAGCGTCTATAAGTTCAAAAGCCGCCCTGTACTTCATTGCGCTCTATGTTACCGAAATAAATTTAGCACCTAATGTGTTCCCGCCCGCCGCGTCACCATCTGCGTTACCAGACCTAATATGAAGCGTATTCGAGTTTGCAACTCCACGCAACGGAAAAACCACACCTTCATTTGCTTTTAGTACAGCTAACTCAATACCACTAGTCCCAGTTGCATGAGATTGAACAATTAAATAGTCTGTAGTATTCGCCGTAGCTGTTTGAGCAGCCCCAGAACTAGATTGCTCATAACCTGTATTTTCAATATATACAAATTGAGCCGCCGCTAAAGCTGGGAGCGTTGTTGTACTGCCAGAACTATTAGCCACAGCCGGAGCCGTTAATATATAAGGTACACCAGCTGCAAATCCATGAGTGCTATTTGTTAAATCATCAACAGATAATGTAAAATCTGCACTGGAGCATCCTAATGTCTGCTGTATCTCTGTCATAATAACATCGACACTACGAGTTGCATTATCTTGTAATATATCTACAACTTCACCACTAAAACCGTACTGTTCAGTCACTGTCTCTAATGGAGTAACACTAATTGAATATCTTAGTTTACCAGCCATTTTATTTTCCTTTCAAAATTTAAGTTTAAGTTTAATGAGGGGGCGCAAAGCACCCCCTCAAAAACCGTATTAGACCAGCTTCAAAATAGCGTGAGTCTGTTCCTGACGAATTTCAGGGCCAAGCTCTACTAACCATTCATCTACCTGACCATCCGAGCCATCTTTGACAACGTCACGTCTAAGCTGAAAACTAGATTCAGCTAAAGCGCGAACTTCAAAGTTAGCCATATCAACCGCGAGGGCGTAATCTTCATACGCACCCTTCAACAGAGGATGAGGAATGAAACTAACGGAACCAACAGGCCCCATATATTCCATTACTCTCAAGCCAGCGGTTATTTCAGAACCCATCTTGGCGTTTAACTGCCCTGATGAGTCTGCTCTAACCATCTTAACCATTTTAGTCAGCCACTTATTAGAGGCATAGACTGTTTTGTGCATAGAACCATCAACCATGTCTTGAAATACTGCTTCCAAAACATCGTCGAAGTTAGCTTGAGTTCCACTTGAGTTGTTGAGTTGATAGGCAGTGCTGATGTCACCATTGTTTGATTGGACAACACCAGCTGACCCTCCAACACCGAATCCAGCAAAAGTTCTTGCCGGAGCCGCTGCGGTAGCGTCTAAACTGATTGCGCCATTAAACAATAATGCCGTTTCAACATTAACCTTGATTTGTGCCAATTTCCGGGCTTGCAAACGAGCAAGCTCAGGGCCACCATACTGCTTAGAAACTCTAGCAGTACGAGTGATTTCATAAGGTTCCCGGAAAATTTGCGTGCAGTTTTTTAACCTGCGAACTTTTTTCCGAGTCTCTTTCCCGATAGCCGCGCCTTCAGCAATACCTTCTGTTCCACGAACAGCGATGGTGTTTGTGGTGGTAAATGAATTACCATCAGTTCCACCTTCCCAAGGATATTTGCCACCTGAAAAAGCCGCAGATGCACTACCGACAAATGTAATTGTCGTAGCCTGTCCTGCGGTAATCATGTCAACACCATCAGCAACATCGTTCAGTGTAAATGTCTTACTTGCGTAAGTACCACCTACAAATTGGACATCCCTATCAGTCGCTGACCCGTGGTTTACATCCTTTCCTATAGCGTGAACCATAAAATGCGTATTGGATTCACCTTGTCCGCTAGAACCGGATATAGTATAAATTCCGCCAACTTCAAAAAGCTCCATAAGAGCTTGTCGTTGCAGTCGGAGAATACAATTATCTCCATTGATTCCAGCAGATGTACTGTCGAGAATATCTGTTTCGGCAACCATATCAGCTGCGGCAATTAAAGTTGACCGCTTGATATAGTATTCGTCTTCCATCCATTCATAGATGGGAACAGGTGTCCCGCGGTGACCCGCGCGTCCGGATATAGTCAGTAGAGGAGTGACACTTGGGTTATAGTAATGAATCTTCTGCCCAAGCTCGAGAACTTGTCTCTGCGTACCATCAGTAAACTGGGTTGGTGTCCCAGTACCATAGGTTTGTGCCATATTATCTACTCCTGTAGTTTAACTACTTGGAAAATTGCATGATGCTAGCTACCCAGTCCTCTTGTTCTTTCTCAAAGTTTGTCTTTACTGCAGATGCTTTGCCTTCAACAGCGCCAGCACTTACATTTTTGGACATTTCTTTAACAGATTGACCAGTGGAACCTTTCACATCAGCATCATTGCTTTCTTTACTGACCTGCCCATTAAGAATCTTATAAATCTTAACCTTATTCTCAGTCGTGACATTGTCGGGATTATTCATCCAGCCGTAATAGCCTTCGATTTCCGTATCTGTCATTCCAAGAGATTTTAGTTGGTCAACTTCGGCTTGAAGGTTTGCTTGCTGAGCGTCTTGATGTCTAACATCATCGACATACTGCATTGCTTTGCGAGCGCCTTGTTCAATAAGCCATTCGTCGTAACTAGCTCTCCATTTTTGAGACGAGGTTCCATTAACTGATTCATCTAAAATATCGTAATCTTCAGGTTTGTCTGGTGAAGCATCGCTAGATTCAGCAACTTTAGTGACTTCTTCCTGAATTACATTAACCACATTTGGGTTTTCCTTCAGAAATTTATCAAGCTTACTCAATCTATCATATTCTCCACTCTGAGATTTAAGCTCCTGCTCCGCCTTATCCTTCATGCTTTGCATGTTTTTATAGGAATCGGCGAGGTTTTGCCTACCATCTTCATCATTACGAAATTTATTATCAATGAGCCAATCAACTGGTGATTCATCGGTTCTTTTTGGATTGTCTTTGACTTCAGACGATTCTTCAGGCTGAGATTTAACCTCGGGTTCAGCGCCTTTAGTTTCCACCTCATCTGAGCCAGACTCTTTAACGGGATTATTGAAATCTTCCAATGCCTCCATTACATCATTCTGGTTATCAGAACCTGATTCTTCTGTCTTCTGTACCTTTTTTTCATCACTCATTCTATGCTCCTGACTTTATAAGTTACCCATCTAAGCTGATGGGGCTTCGGTTTCCGAGTTTATAGCCTGTTTTGATAAGTAGCTTAAATCTTCGGCTGTTTGCCGAGTAAGCTCTCTTTGTTTTTCCTGTTCCGCCTTTGCGGTTGATTGCAGATTGCTTACAGCCTTCTGTACAGGTTTTGTAGCCTCTGCAATTTCAGCCCGCATTCGGGTATGAAACAGTTCCCTTTCCCTTGTCTGTAGGTCTCCAGAAAGGGTCTCTACCTGCTCCTGTAACTGTTGTACTTGACCAGATAATTGAGAAATCTCACCCATACGCTTAATTAGTGCCGCTTTATCAACATTAGACTGCATATTCATGATAACTTGAACCTTATCATAAATACCAACCTGCATAAGTCCTATATCTCTAGCCAAATCTGCGCTAGGAGTTTTAGCTCTAGTGCTTCCGACGACTACACGAACATCTACATGGGCAGATGTTACATCATATAGCATCTCAACGGCTTGGGTATAGTCATTAATACCGGGAGTGTTGATTGTAACTTCCTTTTCAGTCCCTAGGGGATTTAAAATTCTTAATACTCTTGCCTTATTATAAACATAAGGCGTATATAATGCCGCGCATCTTCCTGCTTCTGTAAGCATATCATAAATTGGGAGTATTTTCCAATTCTGTTTACGAGCCGCGGCTTCGTCTATGATTTGAGCTTCACCAACAGTTCCTACGGCTCCTTGCGGATTACCCTGTTGAAATTTATAAGCTCCAAAAATTGTTTCAATATCCACCTCATATCTTTGCTTTTCACTATAAAGCTGTGCGCTAATAGCGGGTGGAGCAAATTCTTTTATCTTTTGTTCTCTCAATGCGCCGGGATTAGCACGAATAATTGCATTAGGCACATACCACTTCTCTATTTCTTCATTATCTATTGCTCCATCTTCATAAAGCAACTTAAAACTTGCAGTGCTAGTTGCGTGGCTGATTAAAAGAGCTTCAACCCTATTAAGCATTCTCTGCGGAGTTTTTGCGTGTCTTACGTCTCCAGCGGGATAAGGAGTACCATTATGTTCGTTGCATGCAGGAATAATTGGGTATCTATCCATCGGCAACACTTCGTCATATACTAAATGGTCGCCAATAACAAATGTTTCCCTTATTTGGGTTTCATAAACCAACTCTTCAGAAATCTGCCCACCATTTAAGTATTCGTTATATCTGTCTTCTTTTTGTGCCGTTTTATAATCGTCTTTATCAAAAATCTTATATAACCCAGTCATATTATCAGTAACCATAACCTTTGGCACACCAACTTTAGACCACCTGACGAATTTTCTTACAGACGGCTTTCCGTCAAATGGACTAATATCAGCCCTTAAACTTTTTGTATCTCGGTTATATTTGCCAGTATTTTGGAAATTTGTTTCAGAGTCCTCTCTTGCATCTTCAATAATATCAGCATATTGGGGGAAGTTGATTTTCAGAGACTCTTTGGTATGCAAATCAGAAAGCATAATACTCCCTGCGTCTGAAAAGTGTGAGTCAGTAGAATTGGGGTCAACAAATACAGATTCGGGAGCAACTCTTTTAATCCGAATTCCCCCAGCCCCCTGTTCGGCCTGCCAATCCGGGTACACATACATATACCCAACACCTTTTACGATGTAGTCCCTGCAAATGTTCCGAAAATGTCTATTCCCGTGAGAATCAAACCATATCTTATCTAGAAGGGCGTTATAAATATTGGCTATATCATTATCCGTCTGCCCAGTCGCTATCACGTCCCACTCTGGAGAAGAGCTAGCAACATTAGCTAAAACCTGCTCAACTGCCGGTCTAATCTTATTATTTGCCTCGGGCGGTTGCCCAATACTTAATAGATAGTCCTTTTGACCACTTGTAAGTTGCATACCGAGAAAAAATTCATCATCCTCAGCCATTTGATATTTGTAATCAGCAGCAGACGACGAATAATTAGTATATTCGTCTCGTACATCACTAGCTTTTAGCTCTTCGAGGTCTAATTTCTTAATTCTTATCATAATATGGTATGGATATTAAAAATATATTTTGGTATTAACCTACGCATAAATTAACATTCCTGTTTCCCAGTCCATTCCAGACAATTTTGATTTATATTGCGTTATATTCCCCTCGTCATCATACTGAACTCGCGGTACAAACACATCATCAAGCGACCATCTCAATGCGTCAAGTGTATCCTTTTTAAATGTACCGTGTTCCTTAAAGTTCAACAATTCGCTCTCAAGTTCCCATTGGTCTTCTTTCAAAAACATTGCCTTAGAAGCAAAGTAAGGTTGCATCTGCTTAATCCTATAATATTTAGACTTAATAGCTTTCTTTGGGTTAATATTATAAAAGTGACCAAGCTTTTTAGACTTTAGGATTACATACTCGCTTAACATAATATGCCCAGTCTCTTCTATTTTAACTTCCCTAGGATTATAAAACTCCATCATCTCAAACAACTTATCTGCACATGTCATGGGGGTTACCTGCCCTCTAAAATAATCAATGACATATATATTATTTTCTTTATCTACTCCAACAACCATAATTACAGTATAGTCAGCCTTGACATTTTCACTTGACGCAGGGTCAACCCCAAAAAACACATTAACAGGGACTTCCTCTTTCTCGCCATCTTTTTCCCTAATAATAAATGAATGATTCTGATTGTAGGCATATATACCTTGCCAATACTGTATATCTCCTTTTTTGAAGACCCTAAAACTATCGTCCATCGGTATATTCTGATATTCCTGATAAAAATAAGCTACGTCGCCCTCTGAAATAAGCCTATCCCTCTCTGCCGTCAGCCATTTATAGCTTCTATACTCAGGCCATAAAACTTTTTTCCCCTTTTTAAGACTTATTTCTTTACCACTAGCAACAAATTCTCCAACCTTAGTATCCTGAAGAATAGCCTGATAAAAAAGAGAATCCCATCCTTTAATTTTTCTAGTCCTATCCTTATTATATGATAGTGGGCCAGCAATTCTATTCAAATAACTCTCTTCATCTACAATGGTTCCTATAAATATCAACCTTGCATCAGCAGAACCTGCAATCACCGCACCATTAAGCCATGAACGGAATTGGTCTCTTAAAGTTTCAGTTGCTGTATTACGCTCGCCTTCCCCGTCATCAATTATTGTAAGGGTTGGTCTGTAAGCACCATATTTAAGGCCCCTAACTTTCTGCCCCGTTCCACGAACCAATACTTTGCACCAGCTGTTCGGGTTGCCCTTCTCATCAAAACCTGTGATAAAGTCTTTTTCTTCTTTTCCCCAAGTTTTCCCTTTTCTGTCTCCAAAAAAATACATGAGTTTTTCATTGTGTTCGATTTCATTCCCTAATGTCTCCAAAAAAAACTTAGACTGTCTTTCAGACTCCGATATGAGTAGTATGAACTTCTCTTCGTCAAATAATATTCGGTGTAGCGGATAGACCAAGTTGATTAATGTTGATTTGGCGTGTCCCCTAGGGGCAACAACTGCCAGTTTCTTTCCTCTCTTTAAGGATAATAGCGTATTAACAATCTCCCTATGAAACGGCGGGCTGGGTTTCCTTATGTGATAATTCATCGGCTGTTCCTCATCGCCTAAGATAAACTTCGCGAAAAAAAATATATCCACATACATTCTTTTTAATAGTACCTCCCGTTCTTCTATGGTGTATTCTAAATTCATTTTTTCTTTTTATTGGACGACCTTTTTTTTCTTTTAGCGCGCTTCTTTTTGTCTAGGGTGTTTACCAACCTTGTAGACCCGTCTGAGAATTTAGACTCTCCCGTACCATAACTTCCAGCCATTATGCTTCTCCTCTGTATCCCGAGAACTCGTTTTCATAAATATTGACCACATCTCTTAAATCAATTAATTCTTCAAGCATATCGACTATAAGTTCAGACACCTCACCGTCAATAGGATATTTTTTGCCATTCAGCACTAAAAATCCATCCTTTTCAGTTTCAACTTCGACTTTATGCTCAGACTTCGGGACTCTTATCCTCAATAACACTTTTTACACCATTTGATTTAACTTTTGACATTAATTGATTTAATTCTCTATCGCTTAGCTTTTTTCTTACCTCTGCTAATAGTTTTTTATCCCCGTCGGAAATCATGATAATACTTTGGCTAGATGTCTCTTTTTCCTTCACGGCATGGCCTAAAAGGTCAGAAACTCTATTTATAGCATTTAATTTTGTATTGGATTGTGAAGTCCCGTCAATAAGTTCTTTATATTGAGATACCACCCACTCGTCGTCCATCCCTTGTTCAATAAACTTTTCTCTTAGATTCATACTGATTCTCTCCCGAATATACTTCCGTTTTACAAGATTCATCCCCCGCCGAAGCGCCTGCGTTGGATTATTTTCCATAAAAGTACCCATATAAGCACTAATAATGTCTTCAGAATTAAATTGACCGTTTTTATCAACTTCATGATTCATGCAAAGCTTGTCCACAAAGGCGTTTTGCAGAGCAGTAGGCTTTACATTAGTTAAAAGTTTCTTCCCGTGATAGCGTCTATCGTCATAATCTATCTGCTCTGAAGCATAAATATTTTTTTTATAGGTCGGATGCTCCCCAAATCCGCTGCGAAGTAAATAAAATGGTTTTTTATTGGTTTTCGGATGTTTTTTCCTCCTGCCAATAATTTCCATGACTTTTCCATCTGCAGTAACAACCCAATCGCCCTTTTCAGCCCTACGCCAATCAAAAAGGGCATTTATACCCTTTTCCATCGCTTCAGCGACTGTATAGACTAGAAATTTCTTCCCTCTGCAAGTCATTTCCATTCTTTTTTGCCTTTCTCAGCTCTCTCTTGCGCCGTTTATTCTCAATATCTAGCTTTCGTCGTTCCTTTTTCCTCTGTTTGGCACTACGATTCGACAATTATTTATCAGCCTTCCCTTTGAGGAAATTAATATCATCTGTAATGTCGTTCATTTCTTGAAGAAGCTGTTCGTGTCTCCTATCTCGGGTCTCGTCTGAGCGATTCCACCTATCTATAAGCTTTATACAAATTTGTTCAATTTCATTTAGCTTACCCGTTACTGCTTTCTGCAAAAACCCAAGCATCCCGATAAATAACACGACAACAACTCCAGTTACGCCATATTCTAAAAAAACATCCATCATTTTAAACTAAAAAGGCAGGTTGCCTTCTTTTTTCTCGATTTTAACGCTTTGGTAAGCTTTGCCACTTTTTTGTCCCACTTTATTCCAACATGCTATTGAATACATCTCCCCGTTAATTTTCACCGTGCCTGTATGGTCAGGCGCATCCGGGTTTGTCTTGTTCTCGTTCTCAAAGATTGAGCCAGAGCCTTCTCTTACTTCATAAGCCATAGTATCCCCTTGTTTTAGATGCCCTAACTTACTAATAAGTTATATAAACACACAAGGAACTGTAAGGTTTCTTAATATATTGATAAACGATAAATATATAGCTAGGCCATAGCTAAGCCAATGCGATGGCAATAGCTCTCGATAGCTCTTCTTCTTCATCTTCTTCTTCTACTTCTACTTCAACTATAATACAATATATACAAGGAGAGAGGGGATATATACCCAAAAATAGGGGATTTATTCCAGTTTTATTCTCGTCGAGAAAAGGAGTAAGCCACCTTTCTGAAAACTGTGTAAAATTTTTACGGAGGGTGCATTATAAACGCGCGCCCCCACGCATATTGGTTCGCGTTCCTGATTTGCCGTTGAGTTCGGTTTTCTCTACGCGTTGAGGGGGAAAGTTTCCTCCTCGGTGCTACCTCGGTGCTAGCCCACAATCATGTATTTCTTTCCCGTCGGTAAAGGTTGTTTTTCCTTGCTTTTCACCTCTATTTGTGCCTAATCTTTGCTAGTCCACCGAGGAACGGCGGACATTAACCGACGAACAATAGGAGAACAAATGTTCAAAAATACAAACGTCAACAGCGATAACGTAGTTATCGACCTAAACGACCTATTCCGCAATTCATCCATCGTCAGTGATGGCACTGGAGACCCTTTAGGGTCTGAGCAAATCGTCCAAGATTTCATCTTGGATTACTGTGCTAATACCGACGGCATTAGCGATGAACTCACCAACGCGTACTTGGTCTTTCGGCAGGACTTAGCCGACGAGCTAAGCATGAAAGCCTTTCTCGAAGAGAAAGCGCAAGAAGTTACCGAAGGTACAGAATGCCAGAACTGGGACTCTTCAGAAGAGTGCCGAGACGACTCTTGCCTTCATCACCGAATCCTCGACACTTCGGAGATACTCACCGAGGATGTTCACGACGAGTACCACGACGAGGAACTCGTCCTGTTTGCAAACTTGCCGATGTTGGCAAGATTCTAACTAACTAACGTTAGTTAGCACCAAAAGAGCCTTGGCTCCCCTTCGCGGGGGGTCAGGGCTTTTTTTTTGCCTGTAATTTCCCACCTTCGTCAGCTTTCCCCTCGACAAAAGCAAGCCTATAGCCTCGTTATAGCTAACTTATACACCGAAAGTAGCTTGGCTATTTATCCCTCGTTTAGACACGCACAGAGAGACTTACTTAATTATCCTTTGGTTTTATAGGGAACTATAAACCAAAGGTAATTAATTAAGATGAACCGAAAAATACAAATTTTCCTAACCTTCAATCCCATTCCTTCGCTGATTCTCAGAATCATGGCAGTAGCCTTCGTTACTACGGCATTAGCGACTGGAATGATAACCTATTAACCGAGAGGAAATACAAAAGATGAACAAATTCAAGAAAGCTCTTGATGAATATAAGAGAAATCCAAGCGATTGGAATAGAATGACGGTGCTATTAATGTCTTTCTCGTTACTAAAGAGAGGCTGTGTGGCTCACTTACCACTGACAACAGTAACACCAAAACCAACAACTTACCGAAGAGTAAGTGGAAAGTGGGTGGCAAGATAATGAACAGATATTATAAGAACCCACGAAGGAATATCCATTTTACCGTCGGTCAAATTAGAGCAACCATCAGGAAGATGAAGGCTCTTTCAACTCGTCGAGGTGATAAATACACCACAACCGGAGTGAATTGGAAGATTGCCGTCAATAATCCGACAAAAGCGGTCAGAAGCTATATCTTAAACCGAGGAGATAAGGGAGACGTTAGAATCAGTTATGACCGTCCTAATAATACAATTTCGATAACACCATCACCAAAGGAGATGAAGTAATGAGAGCAAGAACACATTTAATCAGAAGAGCAATGGAGGGCAAGCTAATTGCCGACAGTATTAGCACCCTCAGATTCCAGACCAAGAATGGAATGAAAGTAACCATTTCAAAGAAACGCAAGGAGAATAAATCATGACCTCAAATACACCAACAACGAAGAAACCGAAGTTATTCTTAAAACTACCATTCGGTCAGTATGGATTAATCTCGACACTATTTAACAAAAAAGCGGTTCATTCAGTTACACCGAAGGAGGTAGGACACGATGAACTTTGTCCCTGTTGTGCTTGGAAACAAAACCGAGAGGGTACTGATAGGGTAGGTCGAAGGATGTGGTCTCTTATAGCCGAGGACTATAAAGCATATAAGCTATATAGAATCGTGCTGAAGGCATTACAGAAGGTAAGCACCTTGGTTTCTAGCGACTTAGAAGCCCAGAGGTTCTTTTTAATAATCAAGAAACAATTAGAGGCCATCTCTTCAGATAATAAATTTATTTATCACAACTCGTCGGACTTGGAGATACCAACCGAAATTCTGATGAGAAACTACGAGAACAGTCTTGAAATAATGAAATCAATAAAAAGGAGCATAAAATGAGAATGTATCCAATTTGGAATAGAGTAACAGCCTGTCTCTATAAGGGAGACAAGTCTTACGGAGTAAAGAGAGTAGGAGAGGTCTCTGTCTTGGTCGGCACAAGTGCCAGTAATTCACACCACTTTATCGACCACAAAGTTACCCATAGACTGATGGATAATGGAGACAGAATCTATCGGTTTTACATCAACGATAAGCTAATAAAAGAGAGCATATTGAGAAAAGGCTCTTCTGAACTTGAAAACGAATGGTTTATTGAGAGGACATAATGGATATTACATCAATAGTAACAATAGCCGGAATACTCTTCATGATTGGTACTGTGGGAGTTATGGTGAAAATTTACAGAGAGTTTAATTAATATTTATATATTTAGCAGAAAACAAAGTTGAATGCTAAATATAGAAATATTAATAATAACGGCAAATTTGCCGAAACGAACTTTTACCGAAACAAAAAAGGAGATAAGTAGCTGATGAGAACTTATACAACAGACGAACTATCAAACAAATCGACTAAATGGCTGAAGCACCATTGCATTGCTAAGGCCAAGGAGTTAAGACACGCCAGAACTTGGATTCAAACCTGTCGTAACCATGACAGGAGAAACTATCTGATTCATGGGGCTTACCCAGTCAGCAACAGCCCTAGTACCGACACTACTAGCACTGAGCCGCCGTCAGCAGGCGGCGATGCTAGTACCGACACTACTAGTAAAAACGGTGGTCTTGAGGACATCATACTCAATGCCATTTCCGAGACTATGGGAGATAGGGTCGAGGATACTATGCTAAATGCGGTTGCTGATACGAAAAAGGCGTTAGAGGGTAGCTTGGAGACTAAAACCGAGGAACTTATTCATAAGGTGGATGAGAGAATAAGAGACCTTCGCAAACCAATCATTATCACCGTCGGCAATAAGCCAGTTATTGATACAGGGGATAAAATAACACACGAAAAGCTAAACGATGTTTTTGAGTGTTTATACTACCGACAGAAAGTAATGCTAGTGGGTCATCCCGGCACAGGGAAGTCGAGACTGATTGCCGATGCTTGGAAAGGTCTCGCAAAGACATTAGACCTTGACCCAGTGAAGTCGATGCAGTACATCCCATGCTCTGCCGGACTGTCTGAAGCACAGTTGCTTGGTAAGATGGATGCTCATGGGAAGTACCACACAGGACTTGCCGTCGATAAGTTTGAAAATGGCGGTATGAATTTATTTGACGAAGCCGATGGATTCGACCCAAATGTTGCCTTGGTTACTCATGCCATGACCGACAACCAAGGATATATAGCCTTACCAAATAGAACCGACGACCCAATGGCGTTCAAACATGACCACTACTACCATTCAGAGTGTGCTAATACTTGGGGTGATGGTATGGATTTTTCCTACTCGGGGAGAATGCAACAGGACGGTGCTAAGTTGGACAGATTTGGCGACGTTCAAATCTTCGTAGATTACGACAAGAATCTAGAGAGAATGCTCGTTGGAGATTATAGAGACTGGGCATCAATGCTTTGGGATTTGAGGGCATCAATTAAGAAGGCTAGTCTCGACAGAAGATACATTAGCACTCGACGGTTTGCTGATGCTCATGCTTGGGCAAAGGTTGGCAAGGATAAACCTTGGTTTCTCGACAGAATAACTACGAGTTGGACTGATGAAGAGCGTGGTAAGGTGGAAATTGGAGCAATGAAGGAGAATTATTCATGATAAAAGGACGAGATTATCAAGAAATCACACTTAATGACAAGAAGTTTGCCTATATGGAGTTCGGCAATATGGCTGACTACTTCAGTGTCATAGAACAAAATGGGTGGCAGTACAGTGAGTACGAAGGTGAGCCAGACAGTTATAGGGAGAGGTTCGCCTATGGACGTTCCTTCCCGACGAAAGGAGAACACCGAAAGGCTCTTCTCGTCGGTAAAGCCTCTGAAAAGTGTATCAATACTTTTAAAACTATGAAGGCGAGCATAGATAAGGGGCTAAACGTATCCCAATTTTACCGGGAAGGTCTTTCGTGTAAGAGAAACCGGAGATTCATGGACGAGGGAGACGAGATAGATATTGATAGGTTTCTAGGAAACGCTGACAATGTTTGGACTTCGTATAAACGAGACAAAAAAGCGAAGAACATTAAAATTGCGCTAAACTTCGGTCTAGCTTGTGATAATAGTGAGGAAAACTTTGCTGAACTCGTCGCAGTATTGTCAACACTGTCCGATTTACTGACTCAGTTAGGCTACGCTACTGAGGTGCTAGGCTGTAATGCTAGAAGATATAGTGGCCGTCGAGACTACTACCAAACATGCTCCTCGATAACATTCAAGCGGTCTGGTGAAAGGCTCGACCTTCAAAGATTGCTAAGCATGGGTCTCCAAGGTTTGCTCCGAGACCTAGAATTTGGTATCGGTGAAATGCTAGAGTACAATTATAGTCAAGGGCAACAGACACTAATGGCTCCCGAATTAAGGGAAATGCTGAACATAAACTATGTGATTGAGCAGAAAAGCGTAAAATCTGACCAACAGAAGATGGACTTTTTTGAAGGAGTAATAAAAGACCTAGTCGAGAAGAGGTCGTTTCTCTAAAATGAAAAAGTTAAGAGGTCGTTTCTCTAAAATGAAAATAGAACAAAACCAAAAGCAAGATTTAAAGCTAGAAGTTAAAGCTACGGGAAGGGGCAGACCGCCTTGGGGTGATGGAGACCCCGACGAGTGGCTCAAGTCAGCACTTCGGCTGACAAAAAGACTTAAAATACGCTCAATAGTTCAAAAGATTATTGGGCGGTGGAGAGTAGAGCCTTGGGATTAACAATAACGAGAATAAGGAGACAATGAAAATGGACGATAAATGTAGAATAACAAAGTGGTTGCCCAATTCCGACCTGAATTGGTTAAAAAGTGAAGTGAGTCGGCTATGGGAAAAAGAATGGAAAACCTTGATTGCAACACGGTGTCTGGGGAGTCAAAAAGCTGATTACTACGCAATTTACAGAGAAGAAGAAGAATAGGAGATAATGAAATATGATAGGAATACCCAAAGGATTCAAAAAGGTTGGAGTCAGGAAAGCGACTGCAGATATAACCGATTGTAAAGGCATGATACTTTCCAAAGGTCAGAGGTTTTTTGTTCTTGAATTAAAAAAAATGAAACGACCAAAAGGATTTTCAATTATTATTGCAGTAGATAATGGATTTGAAGATGACAACCGTTATCCGGTAACAGGAATAAGTGAAGAAGATTTTGCTAATTTAACAGAGGAGAGCGAATAGTGGAAATTGACATTATAGTTACAGTTCATAGCGAAAAAGACAAGGACACAATTCTTGTTCTGTTTGAAGAAGCAGAAGCAAACGACCTATTGCCCCCTTGTAGTGTTGAGTCAAAAGTGTATAATCACTGTGATTACTGCGATGGGAGGTGTATTTGTGATTGACTATATGGGAACGATAAACGGAATTGATGTATTAATGTTGGTGATAGGATTCTTCGTTGGAAGATTCTACCAAAAAATAGAAAATAGAAGGAGAAAGCGATGACTGTTAAATTCACAACAGTAGAAAGTTCTGACAGAGAAAAAGACCCACACCTTAGCATAGATTCTAAGTGTTGGGTAGAAAGAGACGAAGAAAAAGAAGAGCGCGACGAAGAATACAAACAGATAGCCAAGTGGGTTCACTATAGTTGCGACGACCCTATCGGAGAAATTGTTTGGCTTATGCAAGCATTATTCGACAAGAATGAGGATGGCTCTAGGTTTTCAGCAACATTTAAAGATGTCTATGGTGATGTCCTAGAATTGGAGGAAGAACATGACAGATACTAATAAAAAATGTGAAATTTGTAGAAAACACGATGTTTCTCGTAAAGACTACAGATTTATTGACTCTTGCGGGTTGCAAGGGAAGGTGCTAGATTGTGAATGGTGCTACAATTTGTCGGATGTTGCCGTCAGTGAGGTGATTCGAGACGGTCTCGACCCAAAAGTCTTCTACGAGAAGGAAGAAGATGTCTATGGTGATGTCCTAGAATGGGCCTATGAAAAAGAAAGAGATAATAAAATGAAACTAGAAACCGAATTAAAAATAATAGCCAACGAAATGAGGTCGGCCTTAGCTATATTGGAAGATTCATCTGTGAGGGCGGGTTTAACAAAAAAAGATTGGGATAAAATCGGGGAGGAGTTGGAGAGGGTACACAAAGCTATGAATATGTTGGTGGAAAAGATTGAGGGCAAGAAGGAAAAGCAACATCAATAGGATTTTATATATTTATATCTCTATACGAAGTATAGATATAAATATTAAAAACCTATTAATTAAGGAAACAAAATGACAGAAAAAAACAAAAGCGAAATGAAGGCTCTGTTTGAGAGTAATGGCTCAGTAGGAAACGAGGTTTCTGATATGTTATCGTTGGTAACAGAGTTATTTCTAGACTCCATAAGGCAAGTGAGCGGTTTTGACCAAAGGGTGAGGGCGTTCTCATTCTTTGCAATTAATTTCAAGAAATTCTTGATGAGCACTCATGGTGGCGCTAGAGGGTTCGTTGGTGGAATCTATTG